GCTTATGGTGCGCAGGAACCGGAGGTTTGCGGAAAAGCGTTCGACTTCTCGCCTGCGTCCGCCGGCTACCGCTGGGATCAGGGCTATGCCGACATGAGCCTGGTTCTTGAACGGCTGGAAAGCGGAGAGTTCGGACTCGGAAAGCCGGGGCTGGAAGTTCATGCCTTCCACGGCCGCGAGCCTGCCTGAACCATTGCTTCCCGCGCCGGCCAGTTGATGCTTATCCGGTCCGATCCAGCCCATTGTACAGGGCTAGATAGGGATCGAACGCGTACCCGATCTTGCGCAGCCGCTGCCCGCGCTAGGTTACGTGCCGCGTCGTTAGCGTGATCTCGTCACCCACAGCCGCGCCGGAACGCGCGGCAGGGTGTGGACAGCCGATCACGTCGGGCTCCGTCCGCAGTTGAGGTGACGAGTTGCTGCGGAACCAGTCCACATCGATCGTTCAGAAGACCACCGTTCTTCTTGCCGCGATAGGTGAGGCAGCGTTCATCCGCGAGGAATGAGGCGGATCGTGCCGGTGAAAGGAATGACCATGGCAACCGAACTGATCGAATACGACAGCGCCGCCCACTTCAAGGATGCGGATGCGCAGGGCGAACTTCTCCGCGACGCGGTCGCGAGCGGCGACGCCGGCTATCTCGCGCACGCACTCGGCATCGTCGCCCGCGCTCGCGGCATGACCCAGGTGCAGAGCGACACCGGCATGAAGCGCCAGGCGCTCTATCGAGCACTCAGCAAAGACGGCAACCCGACGCTCGACACGGTGCTAAAGGTGACGAAAGCCCTCGGGTTGCGACTCACTTTCGAGACAGAAGCAGGCTGATCGCGCGCCCGGCCGATCGCACCAGCCGGGCAGGTGTTAGATGGGCTACGCAGCTATAGAACGACGCCCGAACTCACTCCAGCCAAGCGGCATCTCATCGTCCTCACTGTCGCCCCATCCAAGGTCGACCTGCGAGATACCTTCGCTCCATGACGAGCCTTGCAGCTTGTCCTCGATGTTGCCGCCGGCGGGATCGTCGTCTTCGTCATCCTCGTGCTGGCCAATTGGAACGGGATGAGCCGAGGTGCCCCAAAGTCTCCTTCGTCGAGCGCGAGCATCTATAGCGCCGTTTTCAATGCGGCCTGGCCATACACAAATTGTGGATCGAGCATCGGGCTGTCCGCATTTTGTCGATGTGCTAGGCTCGGGCCTCAAACTGGCTGTTGAGCCGACGGCAGCAGGCAATGAGGTTGCGGCATGAGCTATCCAAACGATCCCCTCGGTTTATCTCATATCCACGGTCATGAGGATCCCCAGGCGATGCACAAGCGCTGGGCGGACCAAGCTCGTTTAGCCAGTGAAAGCTTCCAGCGTGGGCGAGACGTGTCGGATGCCGCGCGGGCTGCGCTAGATCAGGCAAAAGACGCCGTCGCGAGTCTCACCGCGCTTGTCGCTCGGTTCCAGCAAGAACTCAAAGATGGCCAGGAGCTACGCCTGCAAACCAGTGGTGCCGGGCTGCCGTTTTTCCCCGGGTACGTGCAGGCCGTCGGCGTTGATCGCATCCTGTTCGTCGGCAAGGCCGAGGATGGCAGCAACGTCATGGTTATGCAGCATGTCTCGCAGCTCAACGTCATGTTGCGTGCGGTAAAGGTGGAATCAGGCGAGCCGAGGCGCGCCGATCTGGGCTTCCACCATCCGGGGTAAGCGCGATAGGGTCGGGGCATGATCCGCTCCGACCTCGTAGCTGCGATGCGCACGATCGCTGCGTCTGCCGATCTACCTTCCGCATCCGGCGACTGGAGGTCCGCGTCTTGAGCGTCCAAACTCCCAGCCCGGAGCAAGAACGGCGCAGTCGCCTTAGTCGCTTGCCTATGATCAATCGGGAAAACTTGCACGGCGTGCAAAACTGCCCGCACTGTGGAGTTGCTAGTCCAACGCTAAGAAGGGTTTGGTCATCCAGTGGCGCCACCGCCCGCACAGATGGGGGCCTCTTCCGGATCTGGGGAGCCTTCATCTGCACAACATGCGGAGCAGTGGTGACCGCCGCTGCCAAGCTGGACGACGCCACATTCATGAATGGGCAGGAGCCAGCCTCTGAAATATATCCGCAACCTAGAACAGTGAGCGCGCAAGTGCCACCGGTCGCTAAGCGCTTTCTTGAGCAAGCCTTCCAGACGCTCGCCGCGCCCGACGCCGCGGCAGTGATGGCGGGAAGTGCTGTCGATGCGATGCTCAAGCACCTCGGGTACGAACAAGGCACGCTCTATTCGCGGATCGACAAGGCTCTTGAGGATGGCCTTCTAACGCAAGGGATGGCGACATGGGCGCATAGTGTGCGGCTCGGATCAAACCGGCCACGACACGCCGACGCTGAACGACCACACACCTCCCCGGAGGAAGCCAAGCGGTCGGTCGCCTTCGCAGAGGCTCTTGGCGATTTCCTGTTCGTGCTGACGTCGCAGATCGAGGAGGCGACGGCCGCGGCAACGGACTGACCGTACGGCGTGCGCAGGATTTGCTCGCTTGTTCTAATCATGCCCAACGCTTGGCAATGCAGGTGCACGGAATTCCAAAGTAGCGCTGGATAAGGGGCCATACCGCTTTGGCGGCCCTGTTATGTACTATGGACTCGTTGCATCCGGTCCAATCACGCCGCCGCGATGCGCGCAGCGATCGCCTCGACGGTGTAGGCCTCCGGTTCCTTTCCAGCCGGGCCGTCGATGGCCCTGAGTGCCGCGAGCGCCATGCCGCGCTGAGGCTCGACATCGCCGCCCGGCCGCGCATTCGCCGCGACTTTGGCCTGCGCCAGGCTGAACGCCTCGACCGTCATGTCGCCATCGATCGCGGCCGTGAGGTCAGCGTCGCGGGCGGCAAGGCCGAGAGCCACGGTGCGGAGCCCCGACACGCGCTTGCGCTCGGCCGCGACCCCATCGGCGCGCGCGGTCGCAATCGCGTCGTTGGTCGTGTCTTCGCTCATCGTGGCTCCCTTGGCCTTTCCATTGTTCCGGCGGGGCGCGGCCAATTCCGCGAGCACGCCTTCGAAATTCCCGATCCGGTCGGCGAGTCCCGCCTTCACCGCGGCTTCTCCCACGAAGAGGCCGCCCTTCCCGAAGTTGGAGAGAACGGTTTTCACGTCCACGCCGCGATAGGTCGCGACGGACTCGACGAAGACCTGCGCCATGGCGTCGACGATGCCCTGAATGTGCTTGGCGCCCGCCTCGCTCGCGGGATCGGCGTTCTTCATGGGCGACTGCGACGAGATGAACGTGTGCGTCGTGACGCCGGCGGGCTCATCGCGCGAGCGGAGTGCCATCTGCACGCCGATCGAGCCGAGGATCGCGGTGGAGTCGACCACGATTTCCTGCGCGGCCGATGCTAGCCAGTAGGTCGCGCTCGCGCCCATGCCATTGACGTAGGCGATTACCGGAAAGCTACCGCGGAGCGAGTACACGTAGGCGGCGAGCTCGGCCGTACCGGACGCTTCGCCGCCGGGCGAGTCGAGGTTCAGGATCGCGCCCTTGAGGCCCTTGTCGACGGCCGCCTGCAGGTCGCGGCGCATGATGTCGTAGGACGTCGCGCCCGAGAGGGCGGTGAACAGGTTGGCGCGGCGGAACAGCGGACCGTTGGCCGAGATGATCGCCACGCCGTCCCGCACGGTCGCCTGCTCGGCCCGGTCCAGCGCCTTCGCCTGGTAGGCTTCGAGCGCTTCCGGCGTCACGTCGTGCTCGCGCGCGGCGATCGTGAGCAGCGTCTCAAGCGCCGCCGGCTCCATGGCCCAAATTGCAGTCTCGGCGGCCTCAAGCGCGCGGAACGTCGTCATTCTTTGTTGCCTCCGGTGGGTTCGGCCGGCTTGTCGGCCGCGGCCTCGGCCTGCTTCGCCTTGGCGGCGTTGGTCGGCGACGCCGGCTTGATCTTCATCGCCTCGCGCAAGACGCACTCACGGCCGCGCTGCTCTTGGTTCCGCCACCAATCGCCGCCGTTCTTCTCGGTCGTAATGGACTCGACCGTCTCGACGCCGAGGTCGATCCACATTTCGGCTGCGGTCGCATCCTTGACGGCGTCCAGCACGATCGGCGCGCGCCCGAGCCATTTGGAGCCGCACCACGCGGCGCGCTTGATCGGATCATCGAGGAAGCCGGGCGCGTCGATGATCCCGCGCACGACGCATTCGCGGATGAACCACTCATAGACCGGCTGGCAGAAGTTGCGCGCGAGCCACGTGCGGCGGTCGGTAAAGAACTGGCGCGCCGTCTCGATCGCCGCCTTGCTCGCCGTGTAGCTCGACGAGAAGTGCATGATGAGCACTTCATAGGGGATGCCGAGGGCGATGCCGATTTGCCGAATCACGGCCAGGAAGAACGGGTCGAAGTTCGGGTTCGGCCGGTTCGGGTTGGCGATCGTGATGTCTTCGCCAGGCGCGAGCTCGGCAATCGTGCCGGAGCCGAGCATCATTTCGTTCGCACCGCCGCCAAGCGGAACGCCGTCGCCGCCCATCGGCCCAAGCCCCGACGCGACCCCGGTGCCGCTGCCCCCGCCACCCTGGTCGGTCGACGTGATAAAAACGGTGAAGAAGGCCGACACGACCGCGGCCATGAGCTCGGCCTCGGCATAGCGGTCGAGTTGCTTGAGGGACTCGATGACCGGCGCCAGCATCGGAATGCCGCGCGTCTGCCCGATCCGGTCGACCTCCATGAGGTGCACCATGAGGGGCACGCCAAGTTCGCCGCGCGCGGGGATGCGCGCCCAATCCTCGGGCTTGTAGGTCTGCAGCAGCGCGGACTCGCCGGGGTGGTGGTTGAGCACGTGATAGGCCACGGCCTCGCCGTCGCCATCGAGCTCGACACCGTCGCGGATTTCGGGCGTGCCCGGCATCGGCACTTGCTTGTCGTTCGGCGTGCAAACGCGGTCAGCCTCGACCAACTGCACGCACAGCGCGAGGAACGACGTCGATTCCTTGTAGCGGCGGATCGCAAAGCAATCGCCCGAATCCCACGCCGACGTGAACGCGACGCCCTGTTGTTCGTAGAAGTTCGACTTGCGATCGACGCTCGCCATCTTCGACGACGCCCAAAGGTCGAACAGGACCTCGGCCCGGTCCTCCCAAGCTTCGGCCGCGTCGTCGGTGATGCCGAGTATCTCGCGCTGCAGGCTCGACGCGACGCGCAGGCCGGCGCCGACGATATTGGTCTTCGACGTGTTGCGCGCGCCGCGGGCGATCGGTGCATTTCGAGCCAGGTCGCGGGATCGCGCGCGCAGCGTCGGCAAGTCGCCGATGCTGTCGGCATCCGCCGATCCCGCCGTCGGGTTGAAGTTCCGCATGCTCGTCTTGTCGCGGCGAGCGCCGGAAAACTGCCCGCCGAAGTAGGACGTGCCGATGCGGGCGCCAGCCATCGCCATGGCGCGGCGCGGCGCGACGACGCTCACCGCACGCTCAAGAAAGGTGAGGCTCGGGATCAAAACGGCACCACGCGGCGGAGCCGGGGGCCGCAGCGCGCGGCCGCCTGCACGATCTTTTCGAGGCGCCCCCGCTCGGGGTACATCCACCGGAGGTCGCCGCGCAGAAGTTCGCGGTCGCCGATCTTATACCGCTGTGACTTCTCCGCCGCAGCGATGGCCGCGTTGATCCGCGTCAGCGCCACGTTCGCCGGCAGCGGCGCGAACGGATTGTCGGCGGGGGGAGTCCAATCTTCGGCCATTGGCCCACCCTATGGCGGGCGGGTTGAGTGGCGGAGGCGGTTTGGACGTCAGGCTAAAGTGCCGTGGCGCGGGTGACGCTTGGCCGTCGGTCACTGCTGATCGGCGTCCGCGCCCACCAAGATGACGCTAGTCTCGTAGCCGCTGCCGTCGAAGGTGTGCGTCACGGTTTGTGCAAGGTAGTCGCCGTCGACATCGGGATCGAACCCATCGAGCTTCACAAGGGCTTCAGCGTAGAGCGCGGGCATCCCCGGTCCGTCGATCTCGCCCGTCTTCGCGCCGCGAGTGCGCTGGCCAAGCTGCGCATCGGCGGCGGCCTGCGCTTCAACCTTCGATCCATAGAGCCGCCGGTCGCGGTGCGCTGGCTCGCCCTCGCCAGCGCGCACGGCGACACGCTTGCCTGCGCCATGATCCATGTAGCAGCACACGACGGACTTGAACGCGCCCCGCTCTTGGCTGCCTACCGACCAGCGCGAGCAGTCGGACGGCTTCAACGTCACGACCTGCTTGGCGCTTCCATCGGGAAGCTTGGCGCTCCCCTGCTTCGCGAGGACGAGCCTCCCGGCGCCGACCTTGAAGGTGGCGCCGTTGCGGTTCGCCAGGCGGGTCAGGAACGACATGTCGGACTCGGTCTGCTGGTCGATGTGCTCGATCTTGCGTGCGCCAATTTCCGCATCGATCAGTGGCGTCAGGCCATGTTCGCCGGCGATCTTCTTCACGATCTCGCCGACCGTCATGTCGTGATGCGAGCGCATCTTGGGCGCGCGGAGCGCGCCTGTGAGATCAGCGGCGTGGGCGCCCACGATCAGGCGGCGGGGCATTCCTTCGATCGTCCAGCCGGTCACGCGAAAGCGGCCTCGGAAGATCGGAGCGGGCTCATACCCGAGCCACAGCTTGATCTCCGTACCGATCGGCGGGACATCCACATTCCCGCGGGCGTCGACCATGATCTCGCAGGTGTCAGCCTTCACTCCCGCTTCGTCGGTCATCGTGACCGACACTAGGCGCCTCACGAGAGCCGCGCCGGCGTCGTTGCCGTTCACCTCGATTCGACAAGCGGGCGTCATTCGCCCGCACTCCCCCAAATGTTCTGGAGGGCGGCGCGGTCCTTGACCTCGGGAACCGGGATAATGATCTTCGTGCCCGCCGGAACGATGGGGCCCAGGGCGGCAAGGCCCGGGTTGGCGTCGAGGATGGCTTCGGTGGTGCCGTCCGTCCTCCCGAACCGGCGATAGGCGATCAGACAGACGGTGTCGCCCTCTTGGGCGAAGACGGTTTCGGTGCGACTTCCTGTGGTTGGCATCATCAAGCCTCCTCAATCCGGCGAACTACCGCGTCCACCGCGGCTGCATCATCGGAGCGCGCCGGTGCGGTGCGCGCCTCATTGGCGATTTCCCGCGCAATCGCGGACGCCGAGACTTCCTCGTCGGTCTCGCGAGCCGGCGCCTCATCGCTGCCGATGATACGGTTGGCGACGGCGTCGATCTCGGCATCCTCATGAGCGGCGGAGCGGGCGGCAGAACAATGTTTCGCCATCGCCAGGGCGAACTGCTCGATCGACTGCCCGCCTGCGATTGCGGCCGAGGTCATGTCCGTCGGCAGAGGGAACGGTGCGCCAGCGGCGATGCGGCGGATGCCCTCTTCGCGGGTGAGCGGGCTCATCGTGATATCTCCTCAGCCGTTCGGTTGGTGTCGGATGCGGGCCTACTCAGGCGCGCCATGGCTCGTTCGATCGCCTGTCGATCGTCAGGATCGAGGCGCGTGACTTCCTCTGCACGTAGGCCGGTCGCCCGCTCGATCGTGGCCGCGCCGACAAGCACGTGCACCTTTCGGACCGAGCCAATCGGGGCCTGCAGGAGGACGAGGACCTTCATGCGCCGCGCGGCGGTCTGCAGGTCAGGTGTAGCTGTTCCTTGGCATACTTCGGCCAGACTGCGGCGGCCTGCAGCGCGGCGCCAAAAGTCTCCGCGTCGGTTCTGAAATGCTCGCCGATAAGGTCGAGCTGATCCACAATCGCAGGCGGCAGGCTATCCAGGCGCGGCACGGGCACGAGAGTCCAGCCGAGCGCGCCGAGCGCCGCCTCGATGCTCATGAGGCCTGGAGATCCCTGACCTCTCCACGCCTTGAACGTACTGATAAGTACATTCGAACGATGCTCAAGCTCGGCATAGGTTACGCCCTGACGACGCATTTCCGCGAACACGAGCTTGGCCAGCGGGTTGGCCTTCGTCGGCACGGTGACTTTGGACGGACGGGCAGAAGTGCTCCATCCCTTTCGTCCGTGGATGGTTGATGCGTGGCCCTTGGCGGACTCGGGGGGAATGAGAGACTTTGTCTGCATGTCCGAAGCATGGACAAAGGGCGTGTTGCTTGCCGGTAGGGTTCGGTAGCATCGCTTCCCATCCCTGGCATCGGTCAGGGCACGGCAGAAACAAGTTCAACTTGCGGATTTTTTTATATTTTTTCGGGCGGGAACGCCGTGCGAAGGGCTGATGATAGTAACAAGGGACCTTTTTCAATCATGTCTAGTGGCCCTCCGCGCTGTCGACCGAACCCGCGGACGGCACCCCGTCTGACAGGACCCACGGTTTTTGTACGGGGGTAGCGGACGAGGGTGCTGGTCCTGTCCGTGCGTGGGATGGGCTGACGGACGTGTCCGGCGGTGATCAGGACACGGCACTGGCATGACTGCAGTTGTCACAAGCTGTCGCTCGCGCGCGCGGTGTGGGATCTGTCGCACTATAAGAGAGGGTGAGACTTGGATTCCTACCTCACGCACGCGAGCGACAGGTGGTGACAGCTAGCCTCAGTCAGCCTCCGAATGCTTCAGCCAAGGCCCTCCGGGCAATGGCGCGGCGATCCGCTTCGATGCGTCCACGCTCGGCGAACAGCGTATGCACGGCCGGTACGACCTTCCACCGCGGTGACGCGCTCTTCTGGCGCGGTTCGATCGAAGTGAGCCAACCGAACGCCTCAAGCTTCTCGCAAAGGCGACGGGCTTCGTCGGCCGTCACGTGCCGCAGCGCGCGCGTGGAACGCTGCACCTCGCGTGCGGTAACCTCGTTGAGGCAATCCGACACGATCACGCTGGCGAGTGCCATCAGATCCTCGTGACCCGCGGACATGCCGAGCATCCCGGCGTAGAAGGCGATCGCCGAAGGCCGGACGAATTCTCGCATAAACCGCGCGACCCGCTCGGCGACATCGCCGCTGATCGTGCCCGGTAGGCACGCGTCACTGGCGTGGTCGACGCAGTGCCACACTAGGCAGAGCCGAGCGAAAATCCCATCATGCTTACCGATATGCGCAGCGAGCTTCGGCGACACGGGCTCAAGCGCCTGAACGAGTTCGACGTGCTCGGCTTCCATTGCGGCGCGCGTTGCTTGGGCCTCGGCATCGAACCGCAGCGGGTGCGCCGGGGCAAGGTTGCCCGCACGTGGAGCGCGCATTGCGATCAGACGATGAATGGTAGCGTCATAGGCTTTGACCTCCCCGCCCGCCGGTGCGTCTTGCCCGATCGTCGCTGGCCGGAGGACGACCGGCAAGAACCGTTGTATGAGGCCGTCGTCGACCGAGTCCCCGGCCAGCTTGCGAAGCGGTTCCGGTTGGATGCCGCCAACCAGGCCGATCGACAGGTTGGGAATAAAGGCGGCACCGCGGGCGATGCGGTTGATGGAATACGATCCGCCGTTGAACGATTTAAGCCAGAATGCCCGATCGGCAGCGGCCCCTTTGCCAGGCGAATATTTATCCATCGCGCCGAACCAGCCGGACAATTCGTCCTGCATCGAGATGACGCCGTGCGGCGAGTCCTTGAGGACCTCCTGCAGGGCCTCGATCGTCGCATCCTCGACTACACGACGAGGCTGTGTCGGCATTGGCGTGGTGTCGCGCACCTTCTTGTCGAGTCGCTGCCATTCGCCGAGGCTGGCAGCATTCTGCTCGGCCATGGTGCGATCGATCGCGCGGAGCGGTCGCATCGCGGCTGACATGATCGGCGTTTTCTTCGTCGATGGCATGCCAACTAGGCCCACCCACAGGCGCGCCGACTCCCGCCAAGCCGGGTCGTTTGCCTTCACCTGTATCTCGATCTCGTCGCCGATCGCCGCCGCCGCCGCCGCGAGCGCGGACATGGCGAGGCCGGCGGCGTCGGCGCCCATCGCAACCGACTGCGCGGAAGCGAAGTTGTCGATCACGGACGGGAGGCATGCAACTGGCAGATCCGGCGCAACGTGGCGCTGCCACAGATCGACTGGCGCGGGTGAACTGCTGTCGGGCGAGGTCATGCCAAGCCGTTCGCGTCGGATTGCTGTCGCAAGGCCCGGCTTGCCTGCCTCCATGGCCCAATCTTCAATCGCGAGAAGGTCCGGCTCGACGGCATTCTCCCGCTCGTCCGGCTCTGATTGGATCTTCAACGCGAGGTTCCCCACGATTGGCGCGGCATCCTCGCCTTCATCCAAGGACTTCGAGGCCCCCGGCTGCACAGGCTCGCCCATGAACGTCGCCAGCCGCAACCCGGCTAGGTTGCCGACGCGCGCGGGTTCATCCGGCACCGCCGGCGCGGGTGGCTCGGCGTCGATCACGCGCGCGGTGAGCGTGATGGTTGGCTGCGGCGCGACGCGCTCCTGCAGGAACCGGAAAGCCGTTTCGAGGTCAGCGCCACATGCCGACATGACGAGGTCGAGCGGCGTATAGCCCTTCTCTTCGCCCTTATCACGAATGCCTTCCGGGCTGATCGCGAGGTTGGTCGCGCGCGACGATAGCGGCCGGCCGCCCGTCGACGGGCGCCAGGACGCGACCGCCTTGTATTTCCCGCCGACCTGCCGGCACTTGTAGAGGCCGAGCGCCGGCACCCACGCGGCGAGGTTCGCGAGCGCCGCGTCGTTCAACTGGCGGTGCGTCGAGGCCTCGGCATTGGGATCGGCGTTGCCGCTGGCCAGCTTGGGCGCGTCGACATGACCGAACGGAGCGAGCGCGACCGACAGGCGATCGGCGATGTCGTCCGGTAGCCGCGGCAGGTCGGCGACGTCGAACGATTCCAGCGTGTCGAGCGTCGTCCACCGATAGGCCGCGCCAGTGTCGGGGTGGATCGTCGGCGGGAGCACCGTCTGCCGGCCATGGCCGAGCAGGTCGAGCAGGCGGCGCTTCGCGGCATCGTTGTAGGGCTTGTTCGGGATGTCGACCGATCCAAGGTAGAATTGGGTTTCACCCTTGGCGCCGCGCTTGCGCACGGGCGAGCCGGGTAGCACGGCGCGGATCGCGGCGACCTCCGCCGGGTCATCGGTGTCGATGTCGACGGCGATGAGCTGCAGCCCCTTGTCCTTGATAGACAAGCAAGATGATCGCCCGAGCGCCAGGCACACGCCCGCATCCGGCCAGCGCTCCCAAATGTCCATTTCGAAGCCGGACGGCAGGCGGTCGCAATACTTCTGCCAATCGAAGGCGGTGCGCCAACCATCGGCGGCGCTGAACATGCCGGGGAACTTGGTGCCCGGGCCGCACGGCATCACGGCGAGTCCCTGCTCGCGATAGGTGCTGGCGACGTTGGCGAAGGGGGAGGTCAATTTGCGATCTCCGGCGCCTGAGCAAGCCGAGCATCGCGCAGTGTAGTCGCGAACCAGACAGGGGAAAGAGACACTTGGCAGCCAGCCGTCGAGAGTGCGGCCCCGACTGCGGCAACGATGTCCTGATCGTCCGCAAAGCGCGCTGCGAGCAAGGTGGTCTCGTAGATCGCCGAAACGGGATCGTCGCCGTGGATCGAGCATGCGGCCTGGGCTATGGCACGCACGACGCGACGTGTGCCGTGCCGGTATGCCCCATCGAGCACGGCGTAAGCGTACCTGCCGAACTCGCTGCCTGGACCGCAGCCATAGAGGTCGATGATCTCTTCGATTGCATCGACAGCCTCCCAAGCCTCCAGGCCTGAATTGCCAAGGGACGCCGCATACGCAGCATCGCGACGAAGAACATGCGGGACATTTCTTATGCCATGAAAAGGGGCCTGATCTGCCGCCCGTGCGGTCTTACTTAGCATTTGTGCCTCGAAGGTGCTCGGCGTTGGTCGCGCCGGTGGAAGTGTGGGAATTATGGTAACGGCGCCCGGCCTCTGGCTCGGGCGCCGTTCCTTCATTCGTTATAGCCGTATGGGCCGTGTTCGACGGCGGCGCGGGCGATCAAAGCGGACGCCCTTGCAGATCGAACAAGCGAAGTGCGTCGGCGTAGCGAGTGGGCATGAACGCGTCGCGCCCAGTCTGCACCGAGAACACCCCGGTTTCGCGCTCGACACGCCGCGCGCCCGCGGCCTCTTCGCCGCACAGCGCTCCATTTGCATCGATCCACACCGTCTCGATTCGCGGACGCGTGATTCGCTCGATGGCAGGCTGCAAGCGGGCGCGCCGCTCGGCGTCTTCAATGAAGGGACGGTTGCCGCGGCGTTCGTTTGCAGCGGCTGTGCGGGCAACGCTTGCCGACCACGCATCGCGAAGCTTGGCGGTTTGCTGGATAGAGGCCAGCAAGGCGCGGAAGATCTTTTCATCGGCAAGAGCTTGTTTTGCATCGGCGGCGTACCCCGCGTCTTCAGCCTTGCGGGCTTCCTCGGCCTCCTGCTTCGCTATTACGGCGCGCCAGTGCTCTTCGACGCCGGCGGTTATCTCGACTTCGCCGGCAAGCTCGCGCTCTACTTGGTTCGCTTTCCTGGCCGCATCGACGTCGCCGTGGTCAAACGAGCGAAGCCGGTGTGCTTCCAAGTTCGCGACCGCTAACGCGTGTCCAGATACAGCGGCAGCAAGAGCATCCCTCGCCTTTTGAGGGTTAGGCGCAAGCAGGTTCATGCGCCCGCTCCCATCACGAGGCTTTCCGCAATGGCCACAGCCGTGGGGGCGAAGACGGTTCGGCGAGCGCTTACACGGTTCCCGAGCGGGATCATGCCGGCGCGTTCCCAATTGTAGACGGTCTGGCGCGTCACCCCGACGTGCCGGGCGAGTGCAGTGCGGGTCATCGCAGTGCCTTTCGTATAGGTTGAAGACGGGGTTCAGTTTGCGGCTTTTACGAACGGTGGCAGGGGTGTTCGGATGGCATCGCAGCGAAGGGTCGCACCCTCCGCTGCAGCGATCGCGTCCGCCGCCGTCCGCCAAGCCTCCTCCGACTCGGGATCGTCGCCGTCGTCCCAATTGTCGGGGCGAACGGACATCAGCGTCTTGAGAGCGCTCAGCATCAATGGAGCGGCCATCTGCGTGTTGCTCATGTCCATTAGCCGCGCCTCCCCATCCGCACCGCGGTCAGCAGCGCCGCCGCGGTGGCCTCGTCGCGAGGGATGCCCGGCGCGGTGCTCAGGATCAGCGCGACCGTGCCTTCGTCACGCTCGGCAACGATGGCCTGCACGGGCCGGTTGAGATCGCGCAGCGCGTGCATGACGACGCGCAACAGCCGGTCGTGCTTTCCGGCGCGAACACGGCGCGCCAGCCACCGGGGCGGCTTGTGGGTGTCGCAGTAGGCCTCCCGCGCACGGGTGCGCAGTTCGCCCTCATCCATCTCCGGCATGGGGATGGCCCGCCGCAGGCGTTCGCCGAGCGCGCTCATGCCTGTGCCGCCAGCATGGCGAAGAGGCGGACGGGATTGGCCTCCCGGTCGGTCTGGCGAATGATCGCGTGCACGACGCGCTCCGCGCGTTCGGCGCGCTCGGTCATTGCCCGAAGCTGTCGGGCGAGATCGACGACGGGGCAAGGAAGGCTCGGCTGCCAGTTAATCAGGAGCTTGGCTAAGTTCAGCCGCCGCCGGTTCACTTTGGCCCGTTGAGAGACGCGGCGGCGCTTGCATACGCCGTTAACCAGCCGACTGGCGAGGCCGAGAGTATCGCTGGGTGGTGAGGTTTCGACCAGATGCTCAAGGTCGACCAAGGGATAGACGGTAATTGTTCTGGTATCATCGATCCGGCTGTGCCGGTTGACCATTTGAAGACGCAAAGACGGCGGTGCATTCATGTTCATGGTGATGTTCTCGGTTCCGGCTTTCCACAGCCAATCCAGGTGACGGACCTAGAGCCGGGGAGTGGAAAACGGACCGAAAGACCGCTCGATGCACTTTTAAGCCACAACGGCTCTGGACATGGCGCACCGCCCCCGGCCATAAAGGCCAAGTTCGATGCGCACCGCCAAGTGCACTTCGCAATTCTGCGACTACTCCCGCGCCAACGGGGCGAGTCGCTTATTTCGGTTCCGGGCTTCCACACCCATCCATTAGATTAACGATGAACCGGAAGGCTTCAAGCCTTCCGGTCGTTCGTCGTTTAATATTGTTTGGACTTGGCAAGGTAACGGACAGATCCGTTGGCACAACGGATACAGACTCCATAGTAGCGGACGGACATCCGTTGTTTGCTATTCTGTCAGTTGCTTGTGCGGACTTTCACGTAGACCCTGGGGTGTGTGAATGGCATTGCGACTCTACTCCGGTTGATCTAGATCCTATTGCCATTATGACCCAGCATAAGAACAGAAAGCCGGCGGATCAAAAGGCGCCATCGCGCCGGAAATCGCTGCCGCGCCTCGCCTACACCGTCGATGAGGCCTGCGAGGTTGCCGTAATGGGCCGCACCACGCTCTATGAGGAGATCACCGCAGGCCGCCTTAAGGCTCGCAAGCGCGGCCGCTCGACAATCATCCTGGCCGCCGACCTGGCGAGCTATCTCGCAGCGCTGCCCGCAGCGGGATCTGGCGTCTAGCTATGAGAAACGCCCCTCCGACCACGCAGGGATAGACCATCCAGAACGCCTTGCAGCGCCTCCATCGAGGCGCGAGTCGAAGGTGATGGATGACCAGACTTGCTACGAATGCAGCGCTACGCCAGTCGGCGCTTGGAGAGAACGACCTCGGCGCGCCGGCGGCGGGCTCTATGGCCGCAGCGCTCGACCGGTTCTTGCGCCTGCAGCAGGTGATCGAGCGGGTGGGGCTCGGCAAGACCATGATTTACCGGAAGGTAAGAGACGGCACCTTCCCGCAGCCGTTCAAGCCAGGCGGTGTCAGCACGCGCTGGAGCGAGCGGGAGATCGCGGAATGGCAGCAGGCTCGTCTGGCGGAGCGGAGCGGGCGTCCAGCGTAGGGCTGCTCGCTCCTGGCGCCTGATCGCGAAGGTCTATGAGGCAAGTACGCCAAATTTGGCCGTCTAATTAGGGCCGCATCAGGCTCGAAGGCCGCCATCCTTTCGGGCCGACTCGCTCAAACGGAAAAACGTTCCACATACGAGTTGAGCATGTCGCCATCCGTGAGGGATTAGATGGTGACCTCGCAAACACAGCCTTGGCGCGAGCGCTAAAGAAGCTACATTCCGAGTCATGAGCATGGACCGCACCCTCTTCGAACTTTCGGTCAAGGAAAGTGGTTATAATCGTGCTTACTGGCTGAAGCAGCCTTGGCTGGAGGTGCGCCTCGACGACGTGCGTGCGGCCGATGTGCTGGTTGTGCCGTGGGAAAATTTCCGGCCAGAACAACCGGCTCTGTTCCCGCTTGGGTCTGGCGACCTCGTTAGATCGTTGCGCGAGATGGGAGCGCTGACGTTCGAGTTTGCGATCGATGAAGATCAGTATGGCGAAATCCTGCTCCACTCAAAGGCGACCCGCCTGCCGGCAATGATCGTGACGTCGCTTATGCTGCCCGCGCTTGCGGGTATGCTCGGTAATCTGATGTCGGACCTAGTCCAGAACGGCGGCCCGAAAGATGCGGTTGAAATGCGGGTGATCGTTGAGGGCGATCATGGCCGTTGTATCGCGATTGATTACAGAGGCCCGCCCTCGCGCGCGGTTGATGCGCTGGTGACTGAAGCTGAGCGGTGCCTGCCCAAACCGCTGCCGCCGGAACATTCCTCGCAAGGTCGCTCCCCTCAACAGCCAAAGACCGTGCATCATCACTCCGCGAGCGAAGTTGGTCCGAAAATAGATCGGCCCGACTGCACCGAATGACGCCGGCCCTTATGAATTTGCGGGAGCAACTGTCCGGAGGTCCGGTCGAAGCTGACCCGGCGCATTGGGATGATATCCGCATGAAGGTCAAGGCTTTGCGCCTGACTTTCCGCATCGCCGGTGACGATCTGTCTGCCAACGAAGCGTGGCACCTCGAGTCGGTAGCGCAGGTTCGCGGCAACATGTGTCGCCTGTTTGAGAAGATGCGGGCGGGTGACTATCGCGGTGCCTGGCCGGAGCTTGAGCAGGTTGAGATCTTGCTTGATGTCATGCTGTTCAACGCGATCCTGCCGGATGAGTTCGCGGTCGGCGAACTGCGCGAGATGGTCGGCCGCTGGCAGGCTCTGTATCCGTATCAGGTCTTCGCCAGCCCGGAGATGGTGGTACGGCGTGAGGAATGCTCGATCTGCGGAGAGGTGACCTCGCCGATGCGGTCGTGCAAGCATCAGCCCCGTCGGGTCTATGCGGGCGAGGTTTGCGCGCGAAAGATCACCAAAGCGGACATTGTGGGTCTCTCTTTGGTGCGCGACCCGGTTCAAAAATACTCGGTGATGATCCCGGACCCAGATCCGCACGACTATGCGCGAGTCCGGTTCTTGGCCGAACGCGTCCAGGGACCGTTCAGCCGTTGGACAATGCACACCGTGTCAAAGCTTCATCCGCACGATTTATTTGTTGGCTGGGCCAAAAGCGGCCCTTGCCCCTGTGATTCGGGCGACAGGTACGCGGACTGTTGCTTGACCCGTCCTGGCGTAGCGTTGCCGCATGACCAAGTCTCCTTCAACGAGGGCATGACGCCCGGGCTGCCGGGGATGATCGTGCGGCGGCGCAGCTGTGCCGACGGCGAAATGCAGGATGTCGTCGCTTTTCGCAGTGCGTAAGACGTTTGCGCGTGCTCGTTCTACCCTCTTAGACCTGCCTAGGTCAGCTGGCCTACGTCCGCTCTGCTTCAACGCAGTCCTAAGAGCCGACTGGCAGCGCGCGGCCCCCACGGACACGCAATGCAGGTGAAGCGTCCGCTTTCTGGAGCCGGAGACCTCGCCCAGATGGTCTCTCACTAGGCGTCTGCGGTCGTCCTCAGGGGGTAAGCCGGTGCTCCCGCGGATTGCCGATCGAACGCCGCATCGGCTGACCCAGGTGGATCTCCAGCGGCCACATGTCGCTGACCAGCGCATCCGCCCATTGCTGCGCCAGTTCCCGCCGACGCGGCATATAGGCGGCACGGTTGTATGCGCCCTCGACCTTGTCCTTGGGCACGTGCGCTAACATCAGGTCGATCACGGCCCGGTCGCCTTCGTGCCGCGCGTCGGCGCCGGCCCGTCGCCCGTTCATGTAGGTCGAGAACGCAGCGCGAAAGCCGTGCGGCACATGCCGTTGGTGGTAGCCTGCGCGGATGAGCAGCGCGCGGAGCGTGTTCTCGCTCATCGGCTTGTGCACGTGGCGCTCACCGGGGAAGCAAAGCTTCAAGTCGCCGCTCAGCCCTCGGAGCACGCGCAGGACGTCGAGCGCCTGGCCGGAAAGCGGCACCAAGTGGTCGCCGGACGCCTCGGCCTTACGATCCTCGTCGCCCTTCATGCGCGCCGCGGGGATGCGCCACAGCGGTTCCTGTCCATCCAGATCCTCGAACTCCTCCCAGCTTGCGAATCGAAGCTCGCCGGGGCGGACGGCGGTCAGGGCGAGGAACCGGAGCGCCATCTTGGTCGTCGCGCGGCAGCGTTGAGCTTCGCAGTCTATGATCAGCTGCCGGACCTTCACCAGCGCGTCCTCTGCGGTACGTGCGCCGTCGATCACGGATGGCTGCTTCGTCGCTCGCGGCTTCTTCTGGAGCGCCTTGCCGAGGCTGGCAGACGGGTCGCTGTCACACAGCCCGGCCGCGATACCATAGACGAAAACGCCCGATAGGCGCTGGCGCAGCCGGTGCGCCGTCTCGATCGCGCCGCGGTTCTCCACCGCCTGGATCACCTGCAGCAGCCGAGGCGCGCGAATCGTCGTGATCGGCAAATCGCCGATGTCAGGGAAGACGTCCTTCTCCAGGCTCTCGATCACGTCGCGCGCATGCACCTTAGACCAGTTCTTGGCCTTGAGCTGGTGCCAGCTACGGGCGACCTTCTCGAAAGTGTTGGCGTCGCTCGCCATCTGGGTCTTGGCGGCAACCCGCCGCTCGACCGCCGGGTCGCGGCCCTCTCGGAGCAGGGCCTTGGCATCGTCACGCTTCTTGCGCGCCTCGACCAACGTCAGGGTCGGGTACGATCCAAAGGTGAGGGTTTTCTGAGCCGGCTTGCCCGACGCGTTCTTCCCGAAGGCGTAATTCATGCGCCAGTGCCGCCCGCCCGCCGGGGTGACATGCAGGTATAGCTGCTGAGAATCGGCGAGCTTGTAGGCGGCCTCCTTGGGCTTTGCCGCCTTGATCTTCGCGTCGTTGAGCAC